CCGGGCCGCCGCACGCCGACGCGATCGATTCATACGTCCACGTTTTCCCGAACTGTCAACATCCTGTCCATTCTTAATATGTTCCCCGTGAACCATAGCCCACAGGTTGGATGAGCCACCGGCGGTGATGAAGCGATCGTATTCCTCTTCGCCCATAAACCAGGCGCACACATCGGGACCGAACTCGGGTAGCTCGTCGAGCTCTTCTAGTTCCTCATCTGTGAGGAAAAAGGGGTCCTTAAACGTGAAGGTGTCACCTTTGAAGGTGAACGGAACCCGGTTGCCTTCTACACCAGTGGCTTCTTGGCGCTGTGCCATCAAGGCATCAAGATCAATGGCCATTATTCAATTCCTTATCATGTGGGTATTAAACAAGTAGTAGCACCACCCCTAGAAAGTTCTGGGGGTGGTGTCGTAGATTACGAATTAACGGTAAGTGTGAGACTCTTCGTAGCCTTCAACCCCTTGCTGTCAAGCACGTCAACCGTGATCTGGGTTTCACCTGCAGCGGTCGGAGTGCCTGTAATAGCTCCTTCAGTAGACAACTGCAGGCCATCAGGCAACGTGGACGAACTATCCAGTTTCCAGGTATACGGAGCCGTGCCACCGGTAGCCATCAGGGTAGCGGTGTACTCCTCATTCTCGGTGGCCGCAGGGAGCGTTGCAGTCTGCACAGCTAGTGGCTGCACACCGTCAGTAGACTCGCTGGTGTCACCTGCTGCACCGGAACCATCCCACGTGCTGGAGAACAACCAACGAGCAGTCTTGCCTTGCAGGTTTTGGGAAGCATATTCCTTGCCAGCCGGGTAGGAAGACAGCTCCAGCTCCAGGCCAATAGCGTCCTCACGGCGGAAGACCATACCGGATCGGGTAGTTACCTGTGCGTCGAACAGGGTTAGTTTCATTGCCTTGTCGCCATCAACCACGTCGATAACGGTTTGGGTGTGCTCAAACTCAGGCAGGTTGCCCTCGTCGAAATACCAGGAACCATCAGGGTTCACTTCGATCGTGCCACCAGGTACACCGAAGTACCAGGCTGCATTGTCTTTAGTGAACTGCCAAAGCGTGATCTTAACGGTCTTCACGCTCTTCGTGATGTCCCGGCGAATCGCTACCGCTTCCTGCCATGGGATGAACTCGTTGGTGTCCTCATCAAAGTTGACCTCGACGCCATCAGGTGACAGGTAACCACGATTGAGATAGATATCAGTGTCGTATTTCTTACTGAAGTCCTTCATGACTTCTGTACCCAGCTTGGCGGTTCGGACGGCTCCAGTTACACCGACACGCAACGCTGCGGCCTCGAACCCCTCCAGGGTGGCTTGCTCAGCCATAATCACTTTCCTTCCAAAAGATTGTTAGCAATAGAAAAACCCCCGCAAATTTGAGCGAGGGCTTACAAACAGACCGACTAAACAGTGACAAGCAATTTCACTTCTCCACCTAACCGGCGGATGTGAGGGTTATAGTCCGGCCGCGTAGAAAACGATGGGCAATGCACCGCCTTCACATTCGAACCCGCATAATTCGGCAAACCATGCAACAGTTGCCGAACCTGGGTAGCCAACGGCACTGCAGCCGCCCTGGATGGAGCAAACACGTCCACATCCAGTACCAACTGATCCCCAAGCGGAGCAGGAACCCCACCCCACCCAACGATCTCATCACCAGGAAGAAGATCAACTACAACAGCCGGAAGATTTGAATCCAACTCCGCGGGGCCAGGAAGATGATCTGCCACCCACACCCCAGGGATGCATGACGACAGCATGTTAATGACGAACTTCAAGGTGTCAGGCCAAGTTTTTTCGTTCATCACTTCACCTCCCTAGCCGCTCGCCGAAGGGCACGAAGACGTACACCAGCAGCTGTACCGTACTCCTCATCAGGGGAATCGGAAACCACATTGTAAGAAGCACGCCCATTAGCCATGTGATACTGCTCAACAGTGATGTTCGCCGAGCCGCCTTCAGCTAGAGTGATCTGCCTAGCGCGGGCAGCGATACGTGCAGCGCGTTGCTGAACCGTGCCTTGCACTTGGTTGGTGGCCATGACTTGCTTGAAAAGGTCATCAACATCAATATCAACGACTACATCAGCCACGAATAGCCTCCAATCTAGCCTCCACGTGATGCACCTGCTGGGTAAACGGGTCAGGCCATCTCATTGGTTTTCCTACCACATCCAAATCCAGCATGCCGCTCACCCGAACACGATCACCAGGTTGGAGATCAATATCATGCCCAGGCTGAGTGAACAACATAAATCGTTCAGTGACAGTACCGATCCGGCCATCATTCTCCGAAGTACCCGAAGTACCCTGAGGCTGAATAGACACCAAAAAGTCATACGGAATGATCGTAGGGTTGTCCCACGTTTTCCTGCCCTGAGGTGAGTACGGGTCATCCATAATGGTCGGCCGAAGCACCGAAATACTCTGGTTGAAAATCAAACTCATGGCAGCGGCCCCAACCTGTACAAGTCAACTATCCGCCATTCAGATGATTGCGGAGTCAACCCCGAAGAAGCACCCACACTGATGCCACCAACACTGAGATTTCCTGATGGTCTGGTTGCTCTAGATGCCATTTCCAGGACAACCCCAGCAAGTTCTGGTGCTTCCTCGTACCCGTGGGTGATCGTCACCGAGATGTTCCGCAACCCGCAGGGAAACCCTTGCTTGCGGTAAACCATGCCGTCCTCGGAGAACGACACATCGTCGATGTTGATGTCCTCACCGTTGATCGTGAGCCCCTCTAGGCCCACAAGGTGTTTCGTAGGTAAGAAGATATCCCGATCCCCTGAACCATCAACATGCATAGTTTCGGTTCTCACAGGCCAGACATGCCACCCGCAGATACGACGGACCGCAGCCACCGCTCGGTCTATCTGGGTCTGCGTAGGCCGCTCGCCACCAATGACAGGAGCCATATCAGGGGTTAATCCATGGTCAGACACCCTACCACCTCCCCTAGCTTGATTTACGGGTACGGCGGGTGGTCTTTGGTTTCTCGTCCTGCGTGGTGGGCTCAGCGGCTGCCTCTGATTCCTGCGCCCCCTCTGACGCATCAGCCTGATCCTGTGCCGGAGATTCCTCATCAACCAGCACCGCATCCGGGAAATCCCGTTTCTGATGCAGCTCCGTAAGAAGCAATATTGTTTCATGACCATTAGGTAAAACAACATGATACGGGAGCAACATATTAGCCCTCCAGAGTTACCTTCACGAACGCAGCGGGAAGCGGAACCATCAACCCCACGCGCTCCTCGGCACGCAGAGTAACAAGGTTGTGCTCGAAATCATCTGCGTTGGTGTTCGTAGAGTCCACCCGCAGACCACCCTTCCGCAGCACAGTAGCACCCTGGCGGAACGCACCAACCAAGCACGTACCCTTAGGCATCGAATTGGTTACCACCGTACGCTTACCCCAAATTGGTGGATCAATCATGATACCGCCAACACCGTACTGGCCTTGGAACGGGCCACCAGCAATGTATTGGCCATTAGCGTCCTTGCGAAGCCGAAGCACCTCATAGTCTGCAGGGTTAATGACGATGCCATCAGCAATCAACGGGGTCGCCAAATTAACCTTCGAGATTGCGCCATAGATATCATCAAACCAGGCATCCTTAGATGCTGAGGTTACAGCCTGGATACCCGAACGCTGTAGCAAGCCACGGACGTTGTTGCCGTTTCCATCACCGTTAAGAAGTTGCTGCTCTTCAACCACTGAAAGCTCATAAATCAGCTGGTTATTGATCCAATCAGCGACGAAACCGTAATCTTCGATCATCTCGTCAGTTAGCTTGGTCAAAGCTGCGATCTTAGACAACGATTCGGCAACAATATCGAAGTCAGCGAACCGAACGTAAGGCTTTTTAGCTGCCTCAGCAACAGTGCCTGGAGCGCCCTCGGCGATCCGGTTCAGTTTCTCCACCAGATACTTGATGGTGGCCGTGGTGACATTCGCCATCCCCATCAAATCCGCCGCAACCAAGGTCTCGCGCCGCTGGTTAACGATGCTGCGGTTATAGGTGGTACCCCATCCCTCAACCAAATTTTCTGGGCTGGTCTGGGGATCAGATGCTGCCTTGAATTCTGGCGCGGAAAACTCAGTCCGACGACCAGCCGCCTGGTGCTTAAGGACATCGCCAGCAGACTTAACGAAATGATCACCCAGTGACTTAGAGGACACCTTCGGAACATCAGGACCATCCGGGTCGAGATGCCGAAGTTTTTCAAAAACCTCGTTAGCTTCCTTGACCTTCGCTAGTTCAGCATCTAGTGCCTCGGCTTCAGCGAGTGCTTCCTTCAACGAAGAAAGCTGATCGTCAGTTACATTCTCGGCATCGAAACCATCGTACAAGCCTTTAGCATAAGCAAAAGCATCATCACGGCGTTCCCGCAGTGTTTTCATTAGTAGTTCTCCTTTTCTAGGATCATGATTCGGGCGCCCAACGCATTCAGCGCCCCGGCTTTAGTGCCGCTGGTTGCGGCATGAGAAAACCCCG